AAGAAGGTCACAAAGAAAAAATGATCACCAATCCTGGCAAACCAGCAAGGCGACAAAGCTTCGGTGTCTCGTGTGAGACGGAAAACCAGAAAGAGGTTTTGTACACCTGCCCTGCTAACTGCCGGGCTGAAATGGAGATGTTGTTTGTAGTAAATGCAAATGGCAATACCACAGTTCTTGGCAGCTGGTATGACGCAAGTCAAGACACCTCCTTTAACTTGATTGGGGGTAAGAACATGACTGTTGGAGAATACATCTTGCTGACTGGTGCTGTTCTTGTTCTTGAGCCAGGGGATGAGATTGATATTACTCCCACTGCAAATGCGACCCCTAACATTGATGCAATGTGCACCGTAATTGAAACTTTCATCCCGGTAGGATAATATGGCTAAGAATCTAACAGAGAAACAGCAACTCTTCCTGGATGTACTCTTTGAGGAAGCACAGGGCGACTTTGTGAAAGCAAAGAAGCTTGCAGGCTACAGTGAGAACTATGCTACGTCTAGCATTGTCCAGGGCCTGGAAGATGAGATTGCTGAGCTAACCAAGAAGTTTATTGCCCGGATTGGCACCAAAGCTGCATACTCTATGTTTGAAGTTATGGCAGATCCAACTGCTTTGGGCAATAAAGAAAAGATGGCTGCTGCCAAAGATCTTCTAGATCGTGGTGGCTTTAAGGCCAGAGATGAGGTTAAGATCGAAGGTGCTTCTCCTCTATTCATCCTCCCTGCAAAAGAGAGCCTTGACAACTAACTGATGTGTGTGCTATAAATGGCTAAGATTAAGAAGGAGTGGAAGCTCCCTAAACCTATCGACCACGGAGACTACTACGAGTGGAGACCTGTAGTTAGAGTTGGACGTACAGTCCCATTCGGGTACGAAGAAGACCCCAACGATCCCGACATCCTCCTGCCAGTCCCAGAGGAGTTAGAGCTTCTTGAGCAGGCTAAGGCTCACCTAAAGAGGTACAGCTATCGGTCTGTGTCAGCTTGGTTGAGTGAGCAGAGTGGGAGATACATTTCCCATGTCGGGTTGTACAAGAGGATCAAACTTGAGCACAAACGTAAGACAGAAGCTGCAACGCAACGGTACTATGCCGAAAAGTACAAGGCGGCAATCGAGAAAGCGGAAAGGCTCGACAGGTCCATCGGTGGAGCCAACTCAAGAGTCCTCCGAAGTGAAGGTGATGGCGAGGCCGAAGCCTGAGGAGTTTGAGGTTGAGAAGGCTCAGGAAGTAATCTTCCAACCAAACCCTGGCCCTCAGACAATGTTTTTGTCTGCAGACGAACAGGAAGTTTTGTATGGTGGTGCAGCTGGTGGTGGTAAGTCCTATGCTATGCTTGCAGACCCTGTACGCTACTTTACAAATGAACATGCAAAGATGTTGCTTGTTCGTCGTACGACTGAGGAACTAAGAGAACTTATCTCGGTCAGTAAGAACCTTTACCCCAAGGCTATCCCTGGCATTAAGTTTATGGAAAGGGATAAGACTTGGGTAGCCCCGTCTGGAGCCACACTCTGGATGTCCTACTTGGACAAAGATGACGACGTTACTCGTTACCAGGGTCAGGCATTTAACTGGATCGGCTTTGACGAACTTACACAGTGGCCCACACCACATGCCTGGAACTACATGCGTTCTCGTCTACGTACTACCAGTGCAAGTGGTTTGAAGCTGTACCAGCGGGCTACATCCAACCCTGGTGGCTCAGGTCACCACTGGGTGAAGAAAATGTTTGTTGATCCTGCACCTCACAACGAACCCTTCTGGGCTACGGACATTGACTCAGGTGAGACTATCAGGTGGCCCAAGGGTCACAGCCGGGAGGGGGAGCCTCTTTTCAGAAGACGGTTTATACCAGCAACACTTTTCGATAACCCCTACCTTTCAGAGGATGGTCTTTATGAGGCCAACCTGCTCTCCCTCCCGGAGCATCAAAGACGACAGTTGCTTGAGGGTGACTGGGATATTTCAGAGGGTGCAGCCTTCCCAGAGTTTACTAGGAGCCTGCACGTTATTGAGCCCTTTGACATCCCCTCTAACTGGACAAGGTTCAGGGCTGCGGACTACGGTTACGGTTCTTACTCTGCGGTAGTCTGGTTTGCTGTATCACCTTCAGAACAGCTGATTGTATACAGGGAGATGTATGTGTCTAAGGTGATTGCAGAAGATTTGGCTGACATGATCCTTGAGGCAGAGGCTGGGGAGAAGATGCGTTACGGTGTCCTCGACTCCTCCTTGTGGCACCAACGTGGTGATACTGGCCCAAGCATTGCTGAACGCATGATTATGAAGGGGTGTAGGTGGAGACCAGCTGATCGTAGTAGGGGCTCCCGTGTAGCAGGCAAGAACGAGATTCACAGAAGACTCCAAGTAGATGAGTTTACAGAAGAGCCACGTATGGTAGTGTTCAACAACTGTACTCACCTTATTTCTCAATTACCCTCACTACCACTCGACAAGAATAACCCTGAAGATGTGGATACAAAATCTGAAGACCACTTGTACGATGCTCTTCGTTACGGTGTCATGACAAGGCCAAGAAGTAGTGTCTTTGACTATGACTCAAACTTCGGTAAAACTGGCTTTCAAGCCGCAGACCCAACATTTGGATACTAAAACATGGAAGATGACAACCTGAACCTTGACTCTGTAGAGATGCTGGCTATCGAAGATACAAAGGGGGAGATGTCTGTAGACACCCCTTCTGGTCAGATTGTTTCTTATGTACAGGAAAGATTTAACAAAGCTGAGACTGCTCGTGAGACTGAGGAGTATCGTTGGTTAAAAGCTTATAAAAACTACCGTGGGTTATACGGCTCTGACGTTCAATTTACTGAGACTGAAAAATCCCGTGTGTTCGTTAAGGTGACCAAGACAAAGGTTCTTGCAGCTTACAGTCAGATTGCGGAGGTTTTGTTTGGTAATAACAAATTTCCAATTACTATTAATCCCACTACCCTGCCTGATGGTGTAGAAGAAGCTGTACACATTGAGACAAATGACAATGTAAAGAAGGCTGAGCAAGCCCAGGGCTTAGAGCCTTTGCTTCCTGGGGAGACTTACGAAAATTACAAACGTCGTCTTGGCGGTTTGAAGAAAGACTTGGAGAATGTAGAGGGTCTTCGTAAAGGCTACGGAACAACACCAAGTCAGATAACCTTTGAGCCTGCAATGGTAGCTGCCAAGAAGATGGAAAAGAAGATCCACGATCAGCTTGAAGAGTCTCAAGCAAACAAGCATCTTCGTTCCTCTGCTTTTGAGTGTGCTTTGTTTGGCACAGGCATCATGAAGGGTCCGTTTGCTGTAGACAAAGAATACCCCAACTGGGATGACGAGGGCAACTACGACCCGCTGGTTAAAACAATCCCTATGGTGTCTCACGTATCTCTGTGGAATTTCTATCCAGACCCAGATGCGGTAAATATGGAAGAAGCAGAATACGTTGTTGAAAGACATAAGATGTCTCGTAGTCAACTTCGTGGGCTTAAGAAACGTCCTTATTTTCGCAGCAATGAGATTGACACTGCCCTTAGCATGGGCGAGTCCTACCAAAAAGAATGGTGGGAACAGGAAATGGAAGATGATGCACAAGAAGTTCGCACAGAACGGTATGAAGTTCTTGAGTTCTGGGGTAATATTGATAGTGAAGTTCTTGAGAATTACTCTGTTGAAATCCCTAAAGAACTAAGAAATGCAGAGCAAGTGAGTGTAAACATTTGGATTTGTAACGGTCGTGTACTACGCCTGGTTATGAACCCTTTCACACCTACCATCATCCCTTACTACGCAGTTCCCTACGAAGTAAATCCCTATAGTTTCTTTGGTGTAGGTATTGCAGAGAATATGGATGACACCCAAACGCTTATGAATGGTTTCATGCGTATGGCTGTAGACAACGCTGCACTTTCTGGCAACCTTATCATTGAGATTGAGGAGACCAACCTCGTACCTGGCCAAGACTTGTCGGTGTACCCCGGCAAAGTATTCCGTCGCCAGGGCGGTGCACCGGGTCAAGCTATCTTCGGTACGAAGTTCCCTAACGTATCGAATGAAAACATGCAGATGTTCGATAAGGCTCGTGTCCTTGCAGACGAAAGCACTGGCTTTCCAAGCTTTGCCCACGGGCAGACTGGCGTTCAGGGTGTTGGTCGTACTGCATCTGGTATCTCTATGCTTATGTCTGCAGCCAACGGCTCAATCCGAACCGTTGTTAAGAACGTTGACGACTACCTTCTGGCGCCTTTGGGTAAAGCTTTGTTCAGCTTCAACATGCAGTTTGACTTTGACCCAGAGATTAAGGGTGATCTGGAAGTTAAGGCTGCAGGCACTGAGTCACTGATGGCAAACGAAGTTCGTAGCCAACGCTTGATGCAGTTCCTGGGTGTCGTACAGAACCCAACACTGGCTCCCTTTGCCCGCATGGACTACATTGTCCGTGAGATTGCTAAGTCGATGGATCTTGACCCAGATAAAGTTGCAAACTCTATGCAGCGTGCTGCACTACAGGCTGAGATCCTTAAGACCTTCCAAGCCCAGAACCCACAACCTCCAGCACAAGGTCAAGCTCCAGGTACTCCAGGACAACCTCCAGCAGGGGCTCAGGCCCAGGATACGACTGGCGCAGGGGGAGGTACCATAGGTACTGGAACGGCCCCTACACCGGGCGAACAGGGCTTCGCAGCTAATACTGGTGGAGCACCGCAGTGAACTTAAAGCCTCTCGTAAATGACAAGGTTCTCTGGACTGACTTTCTTGAAGAGATGGACCAGAGGATCATGGATGCCTACCGTGGCCTTGAGCAAGCCTCTGACCCTGTGGCTGTCTATCGTTATCAAGGTGAAATTGCAGCACTTAAAAAATTGAAGTATCTCCGGGAGAAAGTAAACAATGGCTAGTACTTCGTCACCTAAGACACCTTCAAAACCGAAATCCAAAAGCGGTGATAAGGTAAAATCTATGGAGGAGCAGATGAATCTGTTTGAATACG